ATCTGGTAAGCCCGGTCCAACAACGACACGTCAAGAGCCACCAGCACCTTATCAGTGTCAGATGGCGCGGATATGCATGTGCGGTCAATCTCCGCCAGCAGGTTTAGCAGGGCTTGGGCGGCGGTCATTCTGTGACGCCAGCCAGCCGAGCCGCCGTAACAGCGCCGCCGGACAGTTTAATGATCTGTTGCCAGTATCGGCGCGGAATGTCGCCGCGAGTCCGCCAGTTGCATACGACGGACTGCGAAACCTTGAGCGCCATTGACAATTCGCCGCTTCCGCCCATGTCCTCGATAATCTCAGTAACCCGCTGACGCGGGTCAATTTGCCTTGCCATGATGGCCTCCCTTGTTGTAGTAGGGGGAAAGTTAGCCGATAATCAATGCTCACGCAAGCGTTAATTTACCGACGAACGGTATTTACAGGAACGTTAATACGGCCTACAGTTCGCTACATGGAAACGCGGCATGGGGCCGTGAGGGAGAAGAAAATGCGCAAGGTCATCGAATGGAAACGCCGCAACGCTGACGGCAGCCATAGTGAAGTTCATTTCATCAGCGCTGACGACAACGTCGCAGGCTTTTCGATTGTTGCTGATGGTGTGAGTTGGCGCGTGGTGAATGTGCCTGATGTTGGACATATGTTTGTTGAGGCCGAGTAAATGAACGTCACGCAAGCCGACCTTGACTACCTTGCAGAAGTGGCACGCGACCTGCCTCCGCTGCTGACGCTGGCCGACTGCCGCTGCGGATGCCACGGCGACTACACGGATCACTCAATGCGCGCCGGAGAGTCTGGCCGCTGTACTTCAATCATCATTCAGGACTGACGACATGAACCTGAACCGACTGCCTTGCGCCAACACCCACTACCTGAACAGGTACATGGCCGAGCTTGACCGCGAGTCTGCATACGAGGATGCCATGGAGCACTACGCCGCCGAGATCGCTGCCGACCTGATGAGTGCCGGCTACTGCAACGTCGAGATTGGCCGCCGCATCGCCCGCATCGACTTTGAGGACTTCCTGCTGATGGTTGACGAGCAGGACGCATGGGATCGACTTGAGCAGGACAAGGATGAGTTGTTCGCCCAGTTCTGCGCCGATTACGCCCCGTACCGGGCCGCATTCATGGAGGACGAGTAATGCACGCTGTTCCGCTGACGGAAGAAGAAATGGCGACCGCTGTCGCCGGGATGCAGTACATGGCGCAGGACATCGACAAGATCGCCGCGCAGACCGAAGGGCTGCTGTCTGAGCACAACCAGGCAGAGGCGAAACGTATCCGCAAAACGGCCGCCAAGCTGGCTGTTGAGTGGGGCGAAATGGAACACAACGCGAGGATGCAGGCTAATGGACTTTGATTCGCAACTGAAACTTGAGCGCGCTGTCGTGGCAGTTATTGCTGTCGGCAGCATCGTGTTGGGCTTTGCACTCGGATACATGGAGATCGCGTCATGGTAATCCTCCAATTCCTCGGAGCCTGCGTAGTCGTCGGCATCGCCGGCTACCTTCTCGCCACCTTGCTGGATGACACTCGCGAGATGGATGAAGCCGAGCGACGCGGCAAGGGCTATCTGCTGCAAGACGAAATGCAGGCCGCCGCGCTTCTTCGTAAGTATGAAGAATGCCGCGAGCGCATGGGCAAGGATTGCTGCCTGCATCCAGAGTACAAGTTCCAGGAACAGCATCGGCAAGTTGTTGGGAGGGAGTGATGCAGCCCCACCTGATAACGGCCATCGTCCGTTCCTCAATCGTTGCCTACAATGAAGGACTGGCCGGGTTGCCATACAATCCGGCATACACCGAGCATGAGGCGATTGCGTGGGAAATCGGGCAGGCGGAGGTTGAAAAGGTGAAGCGAGCGTAGTATATTCATGGCTCGGGAGTCGTGTCCCTGTAGAGGTCTTATCAAAAACCGTCCTTTCTATCTGTGCCTCCTCGGCAACACGACCAGATAGTTAGGGCGGTTTTTTATTGGAGCGGTTTTATGAATTACATCGAATTGCTGGAGGCAAAGCGGCACACGCTAGGCTCTTTCGGGTTCGAGCCAGTGTGGATGCCGGAGTGCGCTTTTGACTTCCAGAAGGCCATCATAGAGAAGGCTGTACGAAAGGGCCGTATCGGCGTGTTTGCTGATACAGGGCTTGGCAAGACGCTGATTCAGTTGTCATGTGCGTACAATATCGTCATGAAAACAAACGGTCGCGTCCTGATTCTGACTCCGCTGGCCGTCGCTTTCCAGTTCATAGCTGAGGCTGAAAAGATCGGCATTGATGACATAGAGCACAGCAAAGACGGGACATTCACGAAAAAGATTGTCGTCTGCAATTATGAACGGTTACACCTGTTCAATCCTGATGACTTCCAGTGCGTAATGCTGGATGAGTCGTCAATCCTGAAGAACTTCGCAGGCAAGACAAAAGATCAGATACTCGCATTTATCAAGCGCGTTCCGTATCGCTTCCTGTCTACTGCTACCCCGTCGCCTAATGACTTCATCGAGCTAGGCAATAGCTCGGAGGCGCTTGGGTATATGGGCTACATGGACATGCTAACGAAGTTCTTTAAGTCGAATCAGGGAAGCGTAGACAGCAACAACCGCAACATCGGCGAGAAGTTCTACCTGAAGCCACATGCCGAGCGTGACTTTTTCGCATGGGTAAATCAGTGGGCAGTCATGGTAAAGCGTCCTTCTGACCTTGGATTCTCGAACGAAGGTTATGACCTGCCAGCCCTGCACACGATTAAGCACATGGTCCACAACTCGGATACATGGTGCATCAATGGCCAGCAATCGCTTATTGCCATGCCTGCCAAGACCATGACTGAAGTTCGCGAAGAGCAGAAACTCACTGTTAAAGAACGGTGCCATAAGGCGGTCGAGCTGGCCAGCGGAAAAACATCGGTCTACTGGTGCAACCTGAACGAAGAGTCTGCACTTCTGGCCAGCCTTGACACTGATGCAGTTGAAATCATCGGCGGCATGAGCATCGACAAGAAAGAGGAACTACTTGTCGCATTCGCTAACGGTGAAATACCGCGCCTGATTACAAAGGCCAAAATGACTAGCATGGGTCTGAACTGGCAACACTGTAACCATACCGTGTACTTTCCAACATGGAGTTATGAGCAATTCTATCAGGCTATCCGTCGGTTCTGGCGTTTCGGCCAGACGAATGAGGTAGTGTGCGACATGGTTATCAGCGAAGGCCAAGAGCGCGTACTTGAGGCGCTAGAACAAAAAACACAAAAGGCGATAGAGCTTTATGAGAACCTGGTAGCCAATGCTAACCGTGACTTTTCGATAAAGACAAAAGAATTTAACCAGTCTGTAATCATCCCGGAGTTTCTGAAATGAGCGCAAAACATCAAGTAGTAACAAGCCAGTACGCCATCTACAACAGCGACTGCATGGAAGTCCTGCCAACTCTTCCAGCTGAATCCGTAGACCTGACAATCTACTCTCCGCCGTTCGCCGGCCTGTACAACTACAGCAGCAGCGAGCGTGACTTCTCGAACTGTGAGAATAAAGAACAGTTCCTTGAACAGTACGAGTTCCTGGTTGCTGAAATCGCCCGCGTCACTAAGCCGGGACGAATTACAGCGGTGCACTGTACAGACGTGTTCGACAACTCATGCCGCCTGTGGGACTTCCCGCATGAAATCATCCGCATCCATGAGAAGTACGGATTCCAGTACCGCAACCGCATTACCATCTGGAAAGAGCCGCTCAAGGTCCGTATGCGCACGATGGTAAAAAGCCTGATGCACAAGCTGATCGTGGAGGACTCCACGCAATGCTTCACGGCCATGCCTGACTATGTGCTGATTCTCACGAAGAACGGAGAGAATGCCGTCCCAGTTACTCATCCTTGCGGCCTTAAAAAATACTTTGGCGAGACTCCAATCCTGCCAAACATTTTGCAGGCATGGAACAATGCCAACGAGTCGGATATTGGTGCCGATGAGCTGTGGTCGCGACTCAATGAAATGTATCAGGACCACGATGACCCTAAGTCTAACAAGCTATCGCACTACATCTGGCAGCGTTACGCATCAAGCGTATGGGATGACATTCGGATTGATAACGTGCTGCCGTTCCGCGACAGCCGCGAGGAGGACGACGAAAAGCACGTTCATCCGTTGCAGCTTGATGTGATTGACCGCCTGGTTGAGTTGTACAGCAATCCGGGAGAGGTTGTGTTGACGCCATTCATGGGCGTCGGATCTGAGGTGTTTAGCCCCGTCTCGCTTGGTCGCAAGGCAATCGGCATTGAATTGAAGGATAGCTACTACAAGCAAGCGATCATCAACCTGGAACACGCCGCAACACGGTTTGATGATGTTGCTGGCCAGACTCAGGACGACCTTTTCGCATGACACCTTTACAAGTCGCCAGCCGCATCCGTAACAACGCAGTCGGAAAAGCAATAGAGCAGGTGAGCGGGCGCATCAGTGTCCGCCGACTGACCCAACTGCGGCAAGAGACAGGCTATTCAGCGC